CCACGCCGCCGCCTACTACGCCGCCAACGCCACCTACTACGCCGCCTACTACGCCGCCGCCAACTACTATAAACCCCTACTATTTGACCTTATTGAAAGCCGTTTATCTAAACTAGAAAAAATATTGATCTTTGGTTAAAATTATGAAGCAAAAAGAAATTGAATTTAAGTACGACGCCTCAGACATTAAATTAACCGATTTCATTGAGTTCTGTAGGTCCCGAGACCCTCAGAAATACATTGAAGCCTCAGGCTATGATTACTTTTACGAAAGTCCGAGTGATATAGACGGCTTTTATCGTCTTCGCATAGGCCACGACATGTTTCAGCTAACCTACAAGAGGAAAACTACTTCTGCGAACAACTTCATTAGAGACGAAGACAACCTAGACATGCAACGTAGCGCTACCGCCAAAGAACAGATTGAAGCTCATATCCGAAGGCACGGATATTTATACAACACTAGTATTTTCAAAAACTGCTTCGTATTTAATTATGACCTGTACACTCTAGTGTATTACATTTGCTACGACATGGACATGAAGGAGCTAGGCCGCTTTGTCGAAATAGAAATGAGCGAAGAGCATTCCTGGCCAAGTGAGAAAGAGGCATATAATAATCTCTTACTTTTGGAGAAGCTGTGTAAGTCTATAGGTTTAATTCCTCAAGCCCGCATAAAAAACAGCTTATTTGAGCGCTACCGTAGGGTACCGAAATGACTTTCGAGCCTCATGAGACGAGCAATTTAGTCTTGGGGCTTAGGATACTATTGTGTCTGCTGCTGCCTATAGGGATGATTCTTCTCATAAGATACATCACCACCCCAGTAACGCCGCCTTCTTGTAAGACTTCTCCTGCTCGGATTCCTGATTTTTTTGAGTTGCACAAATTAAGAAATCCTGCATTGAAATATTGCCATAATCATTTGACTAATCTTCCCAAAGGGCGTATAGCTTTAATAGTAGGGCAAAGTCAATGCCAACTCTGCAAAAATAAGAGGTACTAATGAAACTCATTGGATTTAATGGAAGTATGGGGGTAGGTAAGTCTACCGCAATCAAGTGTCTTAAAGACATGTTAGAGGACATGATTCATACTGACATGCCACAAGTTAGATTAGTGAAGTTCGCACAGCCGCTGTACGATATGCAAGAATTTGTGTACCGACGTATTACGTCTGTGCATAAACGATCCGAAGGATTCACAAAAGACCGCAAGCTGCTACAATGGCTAGGGACGGACTGGGGCAGAGACACTATTAGTAAAACATTATGGGTAGATATTTGGAAGGCTGAGGTACGCGTACTTCAGGAAGTACACCCTAATGACATCGTCGTGTGTGACGACATCCGCTTTGATAATGAGGCAGAAGCGTTCAAAGCTATGGGCGGGACGCTGGTAAAACTAGTTTCTACCTCTACCGCGAAAAGGATTGACATCCATTCCGGTATCAGTAATCATGCTAGTGAGGCTGGCATCGATCCAAAATATGTCGATTTGACAATCGAAAATAATGGAACCCTGCTCCAGTTTCTTAGTGACCTAACGAACATGTATAAAAATATTGGCTTTAGAGCCAATGACGAAAGGTAAGAATAATATGGCATTTGAAAAAGTAGCGACTCTTGATACCGATAGCACTATTACAATCGGCGGCAAGGACAAGAAGACCGGCAAATCCAATCCGCCGTCCATCGAAGGGTATTTCTTAGGCACTAAAGCCCTCGGACCTAACAAGTTCAATCGTAGCAAAACTGATTACATGCACGTATTCCAGACGCAAGATGGTAACGTTGGCGTGTGGGGTAAAACCCATATGGATCGGCAGCTCCTCTCGGTACTGCCTGGTACTATGACTCGGGTTACCTACGCGGGCACTAAAGACGTAGGTAAAGGCAATGATATGACCTGTTACCTTGTCGAAGTCGATAATGAAAATACCATTCCTGTTAGTTTTGGCGCTAACTCCCCAGTTGACGCCCCTGAAGAATCTGCTTCATCTTCTTATGCCGATGACGAGTCTGACGATGAAGGAGAGCAAGAAGCGCAAGATGAGCAGGCGCCTCGACGGGCGGCTCCGCCGCGCGCCGCTGCCAAGCCTCCGTCAGCTGCTCAGCAAGAGCGCGTTCGCTCTTTGCTCGGCGGCGGCAAGAATCGCGTAAATTAAGTAAAATAGTTCGAAGGCGGCAGGGTCCTTTCCTGCCGCCTTATTTAAGGGGAATTCATGGTCTATCGGTGCATACTACCAGATTGGGCAGCGAAAGAACGCCCTGACTTACGCAGAGTCGTTGAAGGTGAGTTTACCCATGAGCGCCTGAAAGAGCTTAATTCCCAAGGCTACAATTGTTATTTTCTGCCCAATTATCCTAGCGTATACGATAGCAATACTACTGTAGACGGCTCCTCTATTGATACATTCAATTTTGTATTTTGTGATATGGACCTTAAGGAAGGGAAGCATCAAAGTAAAGACTCATTTTTAGAAATAGTCGACTCATGCGGAATTACGCCTACTTATGTCTCAGATTCGGGGCACGGGATACATGTCTACTGGGCGGTATCCGACCTAGACGCAATGAGCTTCCTCAAGCTTCAGCGCCGCCTCTGCCGTAAATATAACACCGACGAAGCTGTATCTAAGATCTATCAGCTTATGCGCGTACCCGGTACAGTCAATACCAAAAACAAAGATCACCCAGTACCCTGCGTAGACTTACACTCAGGAGATGCCCTTTATTCATGCGAAGAACTGGATAAGCTCCTTCCTCCTCTGACATTCGAGGATGAGCTTTATTGTAAACAGCACTATGACAAGACTTATAGGCTTGAAGAAACAATCAAAGTAGACGACAAGCTTCCTATTAAGTTCGCGCAATTGCTTAGAAACAACTCCGAAGTGAAAGAGATATGGTCTGGCGGCCTAGGCGATAGAAGCAAGGGCGATTATCGTCTAGGTCATATTATGTTCGCCAACGGCTTTACTAAAGAGGAAGCGGCCTCAGTACTAGTGAATAGCGCTAAGGCGATTACAAGAGCCCCTGTACATCGAATTAACTACGCTCAAGGGATTATTGATAAGATATGGACCTTTGAGCTAGGCAACGATAAAGATTCCTTAACGCTGTCTAGCACTGTTAAGGAAATTTTAGAAAAGCATGGAGACGCTCTAAAAGGCACTAGGTTCCCCTGCCACAGGTACCTTGATGCTACCCTACACGGCTTCAGACTTGGGCAGGTTATAGGGCTTGTGGCGGGGTCTGGCGTGGGAAAAACAGCTATGGCCTTAAACATGTTTAAAGGCTTTGTCCAAAACAACCCCGACTACGATCATTTTTTCATACCCCTTGAGCAACCAGCCAACGAGATAGCGGATCGCTGGAAGACGATGTGTGGTGGCAACCACGCCCTATACGAGAAAGTGCACATCATCAGCAACTACGAAGATAACGGTAATTTCAGGCACCTGTCCTTTGATGACATTAGAGAATATATCCTTAAGTTTCAGCAGGTTACCGGAAAGAAGATCGGCTGTGTTGTTATTGACCACATCGGCGCCCTTAAGAAAACTACAAAGGATGGAGAAAACCAAGGGTTAATGGATATATGCCACGCCATGAAAGCCTTTGCTGTGCAGACCAACACTCTTCTAGTTATGCAGTCCCAGGCTCCGAGAGAAAAGGCCGGAGCAGGCGACCTCGAACTTGGAAAAGACGCCGCCTACGGCACGGTATATTTCGAATCCTATTGCGACTTCTTGATTTCTATATGGCAACCCCTGAAACGGTGCCACGCAGAAGAGGGGTGCCCTACGGTAACGGCGTATAAATTCTGTAAAATAAGACATAAGAATGTAGATGAGGACGACATTCAAGAGGATGTCTGTTACCGCCTATTCTTTGAGTCTAAAACTGAGACTTTTAGAGAACTTACGCAACAAGAAGAGAAATCATTTGACTTTTTCAACAATAAAGCTACTAATAGTAGAAAGAAAGACAGAAAGACGGATCTAGTTCCGTATAAGAGCACTACATGGACCAAAGGGGATCTAAATGGAGCAATACTCGTACAAGATAATTGATAAGAAGTTTGAAGAAGCAGAAAATGAAATGAAGGAGCAAGAATCAGATGAACAAACCTACGGATATTATATCGAAATGCAAAGTGCTCTTTATGGAGCTGGAAAACTTATCACTAGAACAGAGAGTGGAAGCGCTGAACAGGATTAGATCAGAACTTAATGAACACAGCCCATTTAAGACTGAACCTATTGATTGTATTCAATGGGTCAAGACTGATAATGTGACGGCTAACGATTACAATCCTAATAGCGTTGCTCCTCCTGAAATGAAACTACTTGAGTTATCTATTAAAGAAGATGGGTATACCCAGCCTGTAGTTACGTGGAAAAGGGAAGACGGAGCTCAAGAAGTCGTAGACGGCTTTCATAGAACTCGAGTGGCTAAAGAGAGTAAAGAAGTACGCAAGCGTGTACTTGGTTACCTCCCCACGGTTGTGATTAACAAAGCCCGTACTGAACGGTCAGATCGAATGGCGGCTACTATTAGGCATAATCGCGCTCGAGGTAAACACAGCGTAGACTCTATGTCTGATATTGTGGTAGAGCTTAAAAAGAGAAATCGTAGTGAAGATTGGATCGCTAAGCATCTTGGAATGGATGCAGATGAAGTACTGAGATTGTGTCAGATTAGTGGCCTGACCGAGATGTTTGCTAATAGCGAGTTTTCTAGATCCTGGGATATCGATACCGCCGCAGAGGCCGGAGAAGTTGAGACTCTAGAATGAAGCGTATATACCATCCGTGGGATAAGTGGGAAGACTATAAATATAATTTCTATGGAGGAGCAAAAGACGACTATCCAAGAGATAATACTCTAAAACTATACGCTGCTCTTCTGAGGGATTTACCAGCATTTGAGAAGGCGC